TATTGTTAAGAACAAGAACACCAAAAAAGAATATTCGTCGCAAGAAAGTGAGGTGTAAATCACTAGTGAAATATGAGTATAAAAAACCAATGACTTGCATTAATATTATGAGGGATATAATTCAATCTTCAATGAAAGAAAAGGGAATTACCCCAGAGCAAGCAAGAAAATCAATTGGAATTAAAAGATATGAAAAATAAACGAATAATACGTCCAAGGGTGGTTGTTGATACCAATATCTTTTTGAATTCATGGATAGACGGTTTGGGTAGTTGCAATTACATTCTTGAATTAATTTCTATTAATAGACTAAGATTATTATTTTCACAAGATAGTATTGGTGAGTTTATGTATGTAGCAAAAAACTACTGTATATCAAATATGAGTAGTGATAAATCTAGAATCCCATTTATGCAAAATTTAGCTGAGATGTTTTATTTGGCAACATCCGTTGATACTTCAGAAACATTATGTCCAAAAATTAATGATATTTATGATGAGATGTTTCTGAAGTGTGCAATTGAGGGAAAAGCCAATTATCTTATCAGCAATGATTTTAGAAGTGGTATGCACGTATTAGGGATAAACGATAAAAATGATATTAAGATAGTTAGCTCTCAGGAATTTATTAAGATGTATGAAGAGTTGTTGGTTGGATAGGAATTTATTTAGAAAATATTTTAAATATTTAGAGAAGAATCCACTGGTTTTGGTGGGTTCTTTTTGTTGTGTAAAAATTTAATTTGATAGCTTTAGCAATCTTGGACGCTTGATTGCTATTTTATATGTGGAAATGATTGCTCCAACTGTCATTTCTTTTTTTGGAGAGTGCTGGATAAGTGCTCTCTGTTTTTAATGTTGTTTTGTTGGAGAGTGGTTAATTGGTTGGTTAGATAGAAATAAAATTTAGAAAGTTGGAGGAATGTAAAAATGAGTGAAAATGTTGAGACAAAAGTTTGTAAGGTTTGTGGTAATGAGAAATCAGTCGGTGAGTATTATAAACATACAGAAAAGACAACATGTAAAATCTGTGTATGGTCTAGTAAACATGAAGATTTGAACACCATAAATGAATTATCCAAAGAGGAAAATATGATTATCCTAGACAATATATTAAATGAAAAAGTAAAATTTATGAATGAATTTGAAACTATATTAAATAAACCATTAAGAGAAATACTTTTAGCAATACAATTATTAAATATTAGAAATATAAAATTACCAGTAAATAAAGAATGTGATGTATGCTATAAACCTGCTACTTATAAAATTTCTGAATATCTTAAAAGAACTAATTATTTCTGTGGTCAAGAATGTCACGACATTTTTCAAAGCAATTCTTATGGATGTAAAGAGCATCATCAAAAGTGTGGAAAATGCAATCAAGAAAAACATTTTGATGAGTTTAGTAAAGATACTGAAACAAAATACAAAACTACTTGTAAAGTATGTGACGCTTTATCTAAAAGAGATATAATTTATGATGATATTTTTACAGAAGATATTGTTAATATAATCTTTGATAATATATTAAATAATAAAGTAGATTCAATAAATAAATTATCCTTATTAATAAATATAGAATTAGATTTTTTGATTCCTTTTATTAAGTTGATTAATATTGGGGGAAAATCAATAAAATTAGAATTCAAATGTCCTATTTGTGGAATAGACGTATTTAGAATATTTTCTCAGATGGAATATAATGTTGATCATTATTGCAGTAAAGAATGCTATGATATAGGACAATCGGAAGAAATAGAAATGTTATGTAAATGGTGTGGTGGTAAATTTAATAAAACTCCAAGAAAAGGACAAGAAAACTACTTTTGTTGCCATGAATGTTCTTCTAAATATCTTGCTATAGAAAGAACAAAAGATTTAGTAGTTAAAATTTGTGAGAATTGTGGGACTGAGTACGAAGTAAGAGAATGCGAAGCAAAAGATAGGAGATTTTGTAGCAATAAATGCGTAGGTGACTATTTTACAGGAGAAAACAATGCTAAATGGGTTGAAAGATTAAAAGTAACATGTGATTGGTGTAAAACAGAGTTTGATGAAACTGAGAATAGTTACAATAGGTCTAAAAATCATTTTTGCAGTAAAGATTGTGCTCGCGCACATTATACTAATGTGTTTTCTCAAACTCCTGAGTGGAAAGAATTTATGAGAATAGAAATGGTTAATAGGTTGTCAGATGGCGTGTTTTCTCACACTGATACAAAACCTCAATTGATAGTTAATGACATATTGAAGGAGTTAAACGTAGAAAATGAAAATGAGTATAATTGTAAATATTATGCCATTGATAATTATTTGAATAAATCTAATCTGATGATTGAAGTAATGGGGAGTTTTTGGCATACGGATCATCGAATATTTGATAAAATAAATTATCTTTCTCAAGCAACTGGTATTAGTAAAGATAAAGCAAAGAAAACATATATTAAAAAGTATTATGATGATATAGATATATTGTATCTTTGGGAATATGATATAAATAATGATAGAGAATTATGTAGAGAACTGACAACATTATACATAGACAATAGTGGTGTATTAGATAATTATCATAGTTTTAATTATCATCTAAATGATGGCGTTTTAACAATAAACGAAAATATTGAAATTCCATATATGGACTATGATATTGAAGACCTAAATAAGATAATCGATCTGTCTGTCAGGGAGGCTAGAAGTACATATCAACCAGAAAAACATATTACATATAATTGTGAATATTGTGGCACGGAAACATCTTGTATGTTAACACAGTATGATAGAGTAGGTCATCATTTTTGTTCAAATAAATGTAATACAGCTTATTATGGAGCAAAGAGATCAAAATCAAAACAACTATGCAATGTTTGTGGTAATAATATACCTCATAAGAATGGTTTGTGCAAAGTTTGTACATATAAAACTACTCATGATATGTTGTATTCTGAAATATGGACAGAAGAAATAGCAGATATAATTTTAAATAATGTTCTATATAAGAGGATTGAGTATTTAAATGAATTGGAGGAGATATTAAATATACCATTAAAGGATATATGTGAATATATGAAATTAATAGGTTGTGTTACTACATTAAGAGCACAGAAAATATGTTTACAATGCGGTGAAGAATTCACTTTACCCATGAACAGAATTATAAGTGGCAAGGATAAATTTTGCTCTCCAGAATGCAGTCAATTATCCAAAAGAGATAGAATTAAATTAAATTGTGAATGTTGTGGAAAGGAAATAAGCAGAACACAAAGTCAATATGATAAATCAAAAAATCATTTCTGCTCTCATGAATGTTCTGATAAGTGGATGAAGGAAAATAGAGTATCTACTAAGATTGACAAAGTATGTGAAATTTGTGGAATAGATTATCAGGCAGTTCCATCTCAATCTGAGTCAGTAGTGTGTTCTAGAGAATGCCAAGGTAAGTGGCAATCGTTACATTTAGTTGGAGAGAATGCAAATGGATATAAAGGTAATAAATAAATGAATGAAAGAAGGAATATAAACATGGCAAGTAAAAAATTAACTCTATCTGCAATTAAAAAGGATAATGCAAAATTTAATGAGAAAATGACAGTTCAAATAAAAGATGGAAAATATGAAATAATTGTAAATAAATATTTTAAAAAAACAGATGCGTCAAAACTCTTAGGTGACTATATTACAATTACCGAGCAATTAATTGAAAGCGGAGCAGACGTTGATATAACTTCAAATGACATCTTTCTCTTTCAAATCTTATTAATAAAATATATGACAAATATACCCTTGCCTGAAGATGGATTAGAGTTAATTGCATATATTCAGGAATTAATTAATGCAGAAGTTTTAAATGAGATTTTCTTAGCGTTACCTCAAGAAGAAGTAGAAAAGGTTCAAACTTGGATTAATGATTCGTTTAAAAATATGCCTCAAGTATTAGAACTAATGAAACAACAACAAAATTTTGGATTAGAGCAAGAGGAGATTCCAATTGGGAATATCTGATAAGATTAGCAAAATGCTAAATTCAACTGCTTTTCTTTCAATGGTAAAAGATATAGAGGCAGAAGCAACACAAGACCTTAGAGATGCTGTATTAAAATATCACTACCAAGCATATGATCCAAAGGAATATGAGAGAACTTTTCAGTTTTTAAATTCCATTAGAAGTGAACTTATTGTAAATGGTTTCAGTATTGAAATGAGAATATTCTTTGATGAAAATTTAATGAGTCATAAAAGTGTTGTAGATGGGGATGGTACTTATGTACCTCCTCTACTCTATTTTGGTCATACTCAATCTGGTTATGAAGGAACAAATGATTATTTTCATGATTATCCAGGAGATCGTAGATGGTTAGAAGAAACAGCAGAAAAAATAAAACAAAAAGTGAATATTAAATTCAAAAGAGCCGTAACAACAATTATTACAAATAAAAATTACAGATAATAATATTTTAGTTATAATTTCCTTTTGTTTCTGGTATAATAACCTTATAATTAAATCAAAGGAGGGTGAATCAATTGATAAAAAGTAGATATTTAATTTACTTAATTGTTGTTTTCTTATTGTCTATAGTAGGTGGCTGTGGGGACAAAACTTCAGCAAAGTCAAATTATAATCCTACAGTGACGCAAGATAAAATAGAAAAAGATTTGAAAGAATTAACATCAGCAACTAATGACGTAATTGATTATGAACTTAGTAAAGATAATCATACATTGACATTATATGTTACAGACGCAATGAAAGTGGGGACTTATCAACAAAAGAAAGATTTGCTAAACAAAATGGCAGAATACTTTAGTTTGACTATAAGAGAATTTGATCAAAGTGCAGTAAATGTTTATGTAAAATCAAATTCTTCTAAGCAATTACTTTACTATTATGAAGGTGGACTCATAGGGGTTAAATAAGTAAAAATTTATATTAAACTCCCTCTTTTTATTAAAGAGGGTATTTTTATGCCCTAAAATAAAGAGAGGTGAATAATTTGGCTAGTAATGATGATATGTTTGGAATAAAAATTAAAATATCGTGGACACCACAAGACTTGACTAAACAGATTCAAGATATACAGAAATATATAACGGCAAATCACAAATTAAATATAAATTTAAATCTTAATGAAAATACATTGAAGGGGTTAGAAAGATTAAGTCAACTTTCCAAATCTGCTGCAAAAGAACTTAATGCAATAAAAGCCCCAATGTTTAATCTTGATAATCCAAATCAAGAAGCACAGAAATATATTGGAACAATAAATAATTTAGTTTCTACTTTTCAAAAGTTCAAAGGCCAAACATCTGTAGTATATGACGAATTTGGTAAGGTAAGTTTAAAAGTTGATACAGCAAGTGGTGCTATTAAAAGATATACATTGCAATGGGATGAACTAACTCAAAGACTTTCAAGAACAAATATGAAAAATAGCGATAATTCTAATGTTAATATTGAAAGAGAATTACAATTACGCCAAAGACTAAATGCACAAATACAGAGCAATGCTGATTCTTTAGAACATTATCTAAGAATACAACAAATGAATTTAAACTCTTCAATGAGTAGATTTGAAACTCAAAGAACTGGATTATACAATGTAGACGAGTTAAACAATTTAAGAACTAGATTAAATCAATTAACTCCAACAACAGAAAATCTACGAAGAAATGTAGGGTTATTAAGAGCAGAATTTAATAGTTTAAATACAACTGCTATTGCCAATGGTATAAATACCGTAAATAGAAATGCGATGTCTCTAGGAGAAAGTCTAAAACTTGTAGCATTTAAAATGCTTACGTGGCTTGGGATGGGAAATTTAATTTTTGGAACTATTTCCCAAATAAAATCTGCAGTGGTTTTTATCAAGGATTTAGATTCTGCCATGATAAATTTAAAAAAGGTTACTAACGAGACAGACATGGCCTACAAAGAGTTTGAAAGTGATTCTTCTAATTTAGGTAAATCTCTTGCCAGAACAACTATTGAAGTAATAAAAGCTACTACGAATTTTGCAAAAATGGGTTATACATTAAGAGAAGCAAAAGAACTTGCAAAAGAAGCTTTAATTATGCAAAACGTAGGAGATATTGAAAATGTTGATAAAGCAACTCAATATTTAATTTCAACATTAAAAGGTTTTGATCTTCAGGTAAGTGAAAGCTCGAAAGTAATCGATATTATGAATGAAGTGTCGAATAAACACAGTATTTCTGTAGATGGGCTAGGAAGTGCATATGAACGATCTTCTGCGGTAATGGCACAGGCCGGAAATACAATCGAAGAAACAACTGCACTTTTAACTGCAGCAAATGCCGTAGTTCAAAATCCAGAAAAAGTAGGAAATGGATTTAAAACTTTGGCACTTAGGCTTAGGGGTGTAGATGAGGAATCAAAAGATGTATTTCCTAAATTAGAAGCAGATTTGGATGCTGTCGGAGTTCAAATAAGAAATGTTGATGGTGGCTTTAGAAGTACCTATAATATACTCAAGGATTTTTCAAAAGTCTATATGGGCATGGACGACATGAGTAGAAGTAAACTTCTAGAAGATATGGGTGGAAAATACCAAGCAAACGTTTTAGCAGCCACTCTTCAAAACTTTTCCGAAGCTGAAAAAACAATGGGAGACGCATTAACTTCCGTAGGGTCCAGTGCAAAGGAAAATGAAGTATACTTAACTTCAGTAGAGGCCAAGGTTAAACAATTTCAAGTCAGTCTTGAAGAACTTTACAAATTATTTTTCTCTTCTGATTTACTTAAAGGTGGAATCGGCGTTCTTGGTGGTTTAGTTAGTTTACTAAATGGTGTTTCTTCAATTTTTGGAGGCATACCAGCATTAGCAGGAGCAAGTACAACTGCGATATTGATATTCTCTAGTGCTCTTAGAACATCTGTTTATGAAACAATAAGGTTAAAGGTTAAACAATATGGTTTATTGCGATCAATTCCTGTTTTGTGGTTAACTGCGACTGGTGGGGTTAGGGGTTTTTCTGGGGCATTGGCTTTTTTAAGAGCAGGATTAACCTCAACAAGAATTTCTGTAATTGCATTACAAGCAACTATGACATTGGGATTAAGTTTGGCAATTACAGGCGTAATTACATTGGTTCAAAAATTAGTAGAGCATTTAGGTAAATCTAAAGAATCTATGGAAGAACAATCTCAATCTTTCAAAGATATATTGAGTAATTTAAGCAATATTAGTACAGATTATTCTAAAGCAAAAGAATTAGTAGATGCATACGGTAAATTATCTGGCGTAACTGATAAAACAGTTGATCAAAAACAAAAAATTATTGAGATACAACAACAGTTAGCTCAATTATTCCCATCTCTTGTTAGTGGTTATACATTAGAAGGTCAGGCAATTATTAATGTTGATTCAAAATTGAGTAATTTCCTTGATAAAAAGAAAGAAGAAATAGATTTAGAAACTAATCGTCTTTCTTCTCAATTTTATCAAAATCAATCAACTTGGATACAGTCAATGGTTGTTTCCCAAACAGAATTAAATAATTTAAAAAAAGAGCAAAATGATATACAAAGCAATATAGATAATGTAAAAACCAATACTAGTATGTCTGAAGATGTTAAAGAATCATATTTAGTAGGTTGGTATGAAAAATTTGATGCAGTTAGTGAAAAGATTTCTACTACTCAGAGTAAATTAAATGAAGTTAAATCAACTTATGACCAAGGATTAACATCAACAGTTAAGTATGAGTTGGAGTCATTAAAACTATCTAATGATGTTATAAATAATTTTTCGGATAATTATTTATCTTTAATTGAAACATTAAAAAATGGTGGAAACGACCCTTCTGTAACTTTAAGAGGAATATTTGAATCTATTAAAAAAGATACAAATATTCAAAATGTATTTAGAAATTGGACAGACGCTCAAAATAAATACAAAGAAGGAACAATTAAAGCCACAGAAGTTGAAAAACTACATAAAAAAGCGATTGATGATTTAACTGAATCTCTTAAAAAATCTAACCCTGAATTAAAACCAGAAGTTATTGATTCAATTGCACAATCATTTATTTTGTTGGGAAACACTACTTCAAAAGTTAATAATTCTATTTTAAACATCTCCAAAACTCTTGATGATGTCAACGAATCTACAGAAAAATATCTAGACAACTCAAAAGACCTTGCATCAACAGTAGCAAAAATGAATGATGGTCATAAAATGACCACCGAAGAATTATACAAGCTCATAAAAGCACATCCAGAACTCGCATCTGCTATGGTTAAAGAAAACGGTTTATATACAATACAAAAATCTGCCATAGAAAAAGTAATGGAAGCTAATGATAAAGCATTTAAGAAAAAAATAGAACAAAACAAAAAAGAATTAGAAGATTCTGAAAATCTATTAAAGAAAAAACTATACTTTTTTGGAGAAGAAGTTGGTGGATTAAAATCTGTTGCAGAGATGAGAGCAAAATCAGAAGAACAATTTAATGGTGCTTCCTCTTTAGCAGATCCAGAAACAAGAGCTATACGTCAAAAAAATTCTTCTATTCTCGATGAAATGCAATCAATAGAAGATGCTCTAAAAGGTATTGATGTTTCTAAACAAATAACTCCAAAAGACCTTATAGCATCTGCTAATCCAGATTTAAATAAAACATCTAAAGAAATCTTCGAAAATGTTACTGGCCCCTATGCAGAATTAATTCGTGCTTCTGCAAAACAAAACGGTATTTCTGCTACACTCCTAGACGCTCTAATCAAACAAGAATCTGGATTTAGAGCAAAGATTGTTTCGCCATCAGGTGCAGTAGGATTAACCCAATTAATGCCTTCGACCGCTAAATCATTTGGAGTATCTAATTCCTATGACCCTGCACAAAATATAGAAGGGGGAGCAAAATATCTCAAACAACAATTAGATAAGTTTGGGGGAGATATATCACTTGCCTTAGCAGCTTATAATGCAGGGCCAGGAGCAGTTACTAAGTATGGCAATAAAATCCCTCCATATGCCGAGACGCAAAATTATGTAAAAACTGTATTGGGTGATTATAATGCTCGTAAAAGCAATGAAACAGCGGTTGCAGAGATAGGCGATAAGAAAATATCTGACCCATCCTACACATCACCAATTGATGCCCTAATAGCAGAAGCAAATGCACAATCTCTCCTAACAGCAGAGCGCAACAAATCCCTCCAATCAGAAATAGATCAGGCAAAGTCATCAAAAGATTACTCATTAGTCCTCTCTAAATCAACAGAACTAATGAAAAATCAATCCCTTGAACTCCAACAACTCTCCACAGCAAGAGACAAAATAAATGCCTTAAAAGACACATCTATTGCTACATCTCCATTTGGCGATACTTCTCGATGGTACAATGATGCAAATGAAGCATCCACTCAATATGTTTCAGAATTAAATGCTCAAACAGCAGAAGTTCAAAAGCAAATGGAGTCAACCTTTACAACTATGCAAAAATTACGAAAAGGTTGGCAAGATAATAAAAAATCTGCAGATGATCTAATTATTAGTCAGAAAAATCTCAAACAATCTCTCCAAGACATAATTTCCACCCAAGCAGATGAAGCAGTAGCGGCTTTTAAACAATCCCTAGAAAATCAGAAAAAACTAGAAGACGAAGCATATGATATTAAAATAAAAAAGATGGATACTGCTCATCAAAAAGTTTTAGATAATCTAGATGAAGAATTAAAAGCACAAGAAGATTCAATTAATGCACAAATTAAAGCAATAGATAAACTTGCTGACGCAGAAGATTATAATAAAAATCTTAAAAAATCTCAAGGTGAAGCACAAGGGCTTCAGAATCAGATTAATTATCTATCCTTAGATACATCAAATGAAGGTAAAGCTCGTACAGCAGAATTACAAGCTCAATTAGATGAGAAGAATAGTTCAATTGATGATATGCAATCTGATCACACTAATGACCTTCGCAAACAGAATTTACAAGATCAATTAGACAGCATCAAAAAAGTATTTGATGCTCAGAAAAAATCTGAAAATGATGCATATGAATTAAAGAAACAAAAATATTCTGATGAGAAGAAAATAGCAGATGATAATTATACTGCAATGATGGCAAGCGAACAAACATTTGCTGATCTTAGGAAAGCAATTATTGATGGAAATATAGTTGATATTCAGACTGCATTAACAAAATTCTCTGATGACTATACAAAAGACTTAACAACAAAAGCCAATCAAATTGATGCTAGTTTTAAGAATATAATTGATACAATTAATCAGATTAAATCTGCATCAGATAGTATTCCATCATTAGATGGTTATGCTAATGGAACAAAATCCCATCCTGGTGGCCTTGCAAAAATATCTGAATTAGGCCCAGAATTAGTAACAACTCCAGATGGACATTCATTCCTTAGTGGGAATAATGGCCCAGAAATCGTAAATTTACCTAAAGATTCAGAAGTTCTTCCTGCAGATTTAACAAAAAAAATGCTTAATAAGTCTAGTATACCTTCATATGCAACTGGAATAGGAAATATAAGCTCTAATGGTATTTTGTCAGATATTTTATCAAAAGTAGATATATCTAATTTGCTTAATTCTGTATCATTGCCATCATTTTCTGTTCCACAGTTTCAAGCACCGCAATTGGCGAATAATATAAGTACATCAACAACTAATAATTTGAATCCGGTATTCAATATAACAGTCCCAAAAGGTACAACAAGATCACAAGTAAAAGAGATAGCAGATGGAGTTTTTAAAGAGTTCTCAAAAATGATTAAGAAGTAAATTTATTAAAGTGGAGAGTAACTCAATTCTCTCCACTTTTTATGTATTCAAATAAGAAAATTTTAAGAGCAGATATATTGGAAGTCGCGATCCGATGAAAAGTGTTCCTCAAGCACTTCTGCTCTTTTTGCTATGCAATTTTTGAGGTAATGACCCAATTAATTTGAGGAGGTTGAAAATAAAATATGAGTAGAAAGTTCACAGTCGAAGAAGCAGAAATGTTTCTAAAAAATTTAGGTTATAAATTAATTGGTAGAGAATATTTTAGAAATAACCAAAAATTAATATTTAAAGACAAAGAGGGATATTATTATTTTGTATCTTTAAATAGTTTAAAATCAAAACATATCCCAAGTAGGTTTAATATAGCAAACCCTTATACTATATACAACATAAAATTGTGGGTTAAATTAAATAATAAAAGTTATAAATTGGTCGATATTACATATATAAGTGCAATTATAAAATTAAAATGGCAATGTTTAAAGGAAGGTTGTGGTGAAATATTTTCTGCAAGTTGGAATCAAATATTTGCAGGAAAAGGGTGTGGCGTTTGTGATGGTAAACAAGTCGTCTTATCTAATTGTTTAGCAACAAAAAGGCCAGAGTTGATTCCCGAATGGCACTCCACAAAGAATGGAAATCTAACCCCTTATGATTTTGCTGAATATTCTAATAAAAAAGTATGGTGGAAATGTCGATATAACTCTAAGCATGAGTGGAAATCTGAAATTTCAAATCGAACAAATATGAATTGTGGGTGTCCATATTGTTCTGGATTATATCCTTCAGAGGATTATAATTTACTATTAGATAATCCTAAACTTTGTGAAGAGTGGGATTATGATAACAATAAAAAATTTCCTACAGAATACACTCCCCACAGTGGAGAAAAAGTTTATTGGATATGTAGAGATTGTGGCAACAGTTGGGAAGCATCTATTGCTCATAGAAATAACGATAGATGTTGCCCATCATGTAGAAAATCAAAAGGAGAAAAGAGATGTAAGGAAGTTTTTGATTTATCAAATATTTACTACATACCACAAAAAACATTTGATGGATTAATAGGTTTAGGTAATGGTTTATTATCATATGATTTTTATTTACCTAAATATAATTTATTAATAGAATACCAAGGTCAATATCATGATGGAACAGCAGGTAATCAAACTCCAGAAGAATTTATAATACAAGTCGAGCATGACAGACGTAAGAAAGAATATGCTTTAAACAATAAATATAATTTTTTAGAAATTTGGTATAAGGATTTTGATAATATTGAAAATATTTTAGATAAATACCTTAATCAATTGGAGGTGAAAATTAGTTAATGCCAATTTCAGAATCACTTTACATACTATTTAATAATATAAATTCACAAGATTTTGATATAATTAACATACATATAGACTCTGGTCTTTATCAAGAAACTTTCATTCCTGACAGAACAATTAAAGAAACAAAAGTAAGAAATAATCCAATTCCATTTTTTCAAGGGGTTGAAGACTCGTCAAGAGTGATAAACTGCTCTTTAGCTTTTAAGGAAGGATTTGATGAAGATAAATTACGTTCGGTAAAACGTTGGTTAACAACTTCCTATTATTCTCCATTGATTTTTTCTGAATCACCAGACTATATTTATTATTCTTTATGTACCAATACATCTGATTTATTACACACTGGAAATGGTAATGGATATATAAATGTAGAATTTCAATGTGATTCAAATTTTGTATACTCCCCAGTTTATACTTCAGTTTTATACGACTTCTCAATAAACAATTTATCGCCTGTAATTCAATTTATAAATAATGGAGATGTTGATTGTAAACCAATGTTGTCTTTGCAAAAGGTAAATGATGGTAATATAGCAATAATTAACTTATCTGATGGGGGAAAAGAATTTGGTTTAAGAAATCTTTTAAATAATGAAGATTTATATATTGATAATGAAAATGAAGAAATTGTTACATCAATTCCAAATACATATCGTTATGATAATCAAATAGGTGAGTTTCTTAATATGAAAAGAGGAATTAATAATCTTCAAATTTTTGGGGATTGTAAATTACAATTTCGATATCAATTTAAGAATCTATAAATAAATTAAAATACCATATAGGAAGGTGAAAATAAAATATGTTTTTAGATATTGACCTGTCTCTTGCTACACAAAAACCTAAATTATCTCTTTGTAAACCAAATAAAACAAAAATATGTAATCTTCCAGAGGCATATTATCCTAATCTTGAAATAAATATATCAGATTTAGATACACTCTCATTCTCTTTACCTTATCATATCACTAAAAATCATCAACTTCAACGTAATCCTCATATATCACAACTGCATAATCGCTATTTAATTAAATTAATTCTAGGTGATTATATTCAATGGTTTATAATTACTAGTCCAATTCCCACTTCAGATGATGATTCTGATTTTCTTGAAGTAAATTGTGTTTCCTTAGAAAATGAATTGAATAATAAACGAGTTCGTAACTTTACTTGGAATGCTGTTAAATTATCAGAATTAATGAATGGTTATTCAAGAGATACAACTATTAATAATATAACTACTACAAATACTGTAGATGGATTACTTAAAGGAACTTTGTGGACTCTGGGTAATGTACCTACTTCTATTGAAACTATATATAGGTCTTTCGAAGGGATTACTAGTACAAAATTAGATTTTATAAGAAAAAATATATGTGATAAATATAAATTAATTTCTAAATTCGATACTGCAAATAGGGTGATTAATTTTTATGAAACTGAAGCATTTGGAGAAAATGATGGATTAAAAATAACAGATAAAAATTATCTGCGCACAATCACACAAACTGAAGATGATGAAGATTTTTGCACAAGATTAAATGTTTATGGAAAAGATTCATTATCCATTCAAAAAATTAATCCGATAAACAAACCCTTCATTGAAGATTATAGTTATTTCCTTTATCCTTTTATTAGAGATGATGAAAGAAATGTTATAGTTTCTTCTAATTGGATGTCTGACGAATTATGTCATGCTATTTTAGATTATAAAGAAGCTTTATCTCAAAATGCAATAGGTCATACTCAATTATTAGAACAATTATCTGTATTACAAATAGAGTTAACAAATTTGGAAAATGAAATGACATTATTAACAGATGCAATGAAGGAAATTGATGATTTAATTGAAGATGCTCAAAGTAATGGACAAAGCACAACAACTTTAGTTGCTGAAAAAGAAATATTACAAGCATCAATTGATGGGCCTAATGGATTACAATCTGAAATAGATGCTAAACA